TGGTTAATGCTGCCATGCAGTTGCCAACTGAGTAGCCAAAAATCAAGGTGATGATTGGTAAGCCTTGGTCTTGGTATATAGCACCGACTGCGATGAGTATGGTCATGCAGACAAGGCCGACTAAAGCGATGAGGGCTTTTGAAGGATTGAACGTCATGCTGGTCCAATGTCCTCTACTACTAGCCAAGCAGCTTTTCCTGTGCCACGGTTCAATGTGAAAGTCACTGCACCGCCTTGTTGAGCAGTGGCAACGATGTTTTGTGTGCCAGCCGTAAAAGTGCCGAACCAAACAACTTGACCGGCAGTGTCAACTGATGATGATGGAATCCATTGGTAAGCAAGTTGCAAAAGTGTGCCAGCGGTTGTTGTGCCGTTTCTAATGCGCATTTGCAATGTGTTTGCACCTGCTCCTGAGATACCTATGTCAGGCTCGTAGTAAGTAATTTTGTAATACCGTGAAGCAACAGCGGTAAACGATATTGCGCCTAATTCAACTTCTTCAGTAGTGACCGACGCATCACTAGTTGTTGAAGTAGCAAGGGCCATAATTCCACGAGGGAATCGGTTCTGCTGTGCAGCTGTTAAAACTGCGCCCGACGAGAAGTCTGTGTTGGGATTAATAGCCATAATGTTTTCTCCTTTACCAGCCGAGACGACTGGTGTCTAAAATTCCAAAAGTACTGCTGTTCAAAATAAAATACTGGTAATAGTTTGCTGGACTCAGATAAACCATAAACATTGTTTGTTCAGGCGTAATGTTGATAGTCCACCCTTCCAAAACAACATTGACAGTTGTGTCAGAACCTGCACCAGGTACACGGTAAGCAAGACTAAAAGCAATGCCAGGAAAGTTTGCAAGAAATGTGGTGTAGGCCGACGAATTTTGCATACGGTCGGTAAACCCGATTTTGAAGCGTAAATCTGTGGTGTTTGAAAAGGTGTTGACAATCCAATCGCCGTTGCCTTGTGCTTGGGTTGCGTTGTAGTCGACTGTGGAAGAATTATAAAACGCTTCACCATAGGTAGTTACTGAAGCCGTGTTGGTCCTGGTTTCGCTAGACAAACCCAAAGGCGAAATGGTGGCCGTGTTAATAAAAGTGACACCGTTCTGGATTCGTTCAAAAGTGTTGTAGGCAATAACTGTTGAAGAAGTATTGCGGCCGAAACTAAACGCTGTTGTTAGTCGGTTATAGATAGACCCCCTACTAACAGGTTGCACAGTTTGGGCGGTTAAATCTGTAAACGCTAAACCTGTTCTTAGCAATCCCCTTTCGGTTGCCTGCAAAATGTTTAATTGGTTTAAGACTGTGCCGGTATAGGTTTGTGCTGAAGCGACCGAAGAACCAAGACCATAAAAACCGCTGTAAACATATAAAGCGTCAAAAGGTAATGTCCCGCTGTTAAATGCTTCCATTTGGAGAGTCGTTATTAATTGGTTTAAAGGTTGTTCTGTTGCCTGATATCTGCCCATTCGACTTAACGGGTCTACACAAAAAATAGTGGCTGTGCTTAAACCTGTGTTGCCTGGGTGGTCGTTAAATGTTATTTGTTGTACGGCGAAAGTGTCTCTAAATCCTGCCGTAGTACTTGAATTATAAACAAAAATTGGGTTATTTAAATTAAAACTGTTAGCCAAATTACTGTTGTTGTTAATCGTTATTGACAGGGAACCGCCACCGTAATTGTCTAAGTACTTTTCCCTTCCTTGCGTAATAGAAGCCGAAAGAATATTGCTAGTAATGTCAGTAACACCGTTTAAAAGAAATACCCAGGGCGTTGTTGGCATTACATTGACCTGGTGTTAATTGGTACTGGGCCTGATTGGTAAACATAGTTTTGTAGTGCTTTAACAATGGCCTGGCTTATTTCTTGTGATGTCGATATGCCACCGTTGACATTGACAGTAATACCTTTACCCATACCGCCCATTTTTGATAATGGGATAACGGCTTCAGGGCCTGCTTCACCAATCATTGCCAAGGTTGGGCTAGTAACAATTCCACCCTGGGCAAGCATAGGGATATCGGGTACATCAAATCCGCTACCACCAATACCAGGCACCCACCCAGGTACTTTAAAAGACAGTTTGCCAATGGTGTTGTTCCACAGCCAGGCAACAGCCCTAAACGCCGCTTTAAACGGTGCAGAAATGACGTCAGCAACAAACCCCATGGTTGCTTTTATGCCGGAATAAATCAGGCTGAACACGCCCATAATGTCATCTTTGAACTTGACCACAAACGCAATGGCTAAACCAAACGGGCCTGTAATGACTGCAAGAATTAACGGCCAGTTGTTTTTGACCCAATCAAACACGCCTTTAATAGCGCCCCACACGGCACCAAAAGCGGCGCCAACAACTCTGATAACACCGTCAAAGATTCCGAATTCTTTTTGCAAAATTACAAGAACAGCAATAATGGCAACTACGGCGGCGACTATTAGAAAGATTGGGTTGGCCGCCATGATTGCATTAAAGGCGGCTTGTATTGCGGCGGCGGCTTTTGTTGTTGCGGCCCATGCTGTTGTTGCGGCATTGACAGCAATAATGGCAACAGCCAAACCGCCGATAACAGCGCCCAGAGTTACTACTAGCGTGGTGTTGTTGGTTACGAAATCGGCAACAGATTTGAACGCTGGTAACAGTTTGTCGACTATGGGAAATACGGCGGCGCCAATTGACTCTTTAAATTCGCCCATTTGAATGGTGAACGATTTCATTTTGCCTGAAGCGGTGTTGGCTGAAGTTGAGGCGGCACCCTTGAATGTGTCGCCCAATGCGGCAAAAACTTCATCGGTTGTAGCGCCGTTTTCAATCAGGCTTGCCAGGGCTGGGTCTAACTTCTTCAGTGGCCCCAGTTGCCCGTTAAACGCCTTTGACAGGGCGTCAGATACGGCGCCTAAGTCTTTGCCTGTACCGGCTGAAATGTCTAGTGCCAGGTTCATTAAGTCTTGCGCTTTGGTGACGTCACCAGTACCTCGTACGAGTTTGTCAAACGCTGGCCGTAACTCGTCATCGGCAACAGCAGCTGCAATAGACGTCTTAGTTATGAACGCTTCGACTGACTTAATTTGGGCGTCAGTTGCCCCTGTGGTGTTTCTCAGGCTGGTGGCAAGTAGTTGGGCGGCCTTGTCATCTTCCATGAACGCTTTAACGGCGTCTACAGCAACAATGCCCAGACCAGCGATAGCGGCGGCGGCTGGCACGGCGGCTTTCTTGATAGCAAACTGGGCTTTTTCGCCTGCTGTTTCTAACTTCTTAAATTCCCTAATGGCGCTGTCAATGCCCTTACTGTTGAAATCTGAAATTACGGGAATTGAAATAGCCATCAGAACACCTTCAGATTCTTGTTTGCTTCAGCCATGACGCCTTCAACTACCTTTTGAACTTCGGTTGTCAGGTCAGCAATTTTTGCTTCGAATACAGGCCAGATAACACGGCTGGCAGAACGCCCAAATTTGTTACTAAACGCTGTCGCTAAAGGGTTGACATTGGCACGGCCTGCAATGTCAAAAATTGCAGCTGCAGGGTTTTTTTGCATGACCGAAAAGGCGGCGCCTTTTTTCTTGTTGTTGACTCGAACACCAACACCACGCACAGCCTTTGAAGCAGACAACGGGAACACTTGACGCCCACCTGGTGCCCAGTTGCGTTTCGTGCCACTAGGGAAACGGCTGTCGTCGTAGTTTGATTTCATGGCGTCGGTCATTGGCTTAGAAATTTCACGCATGTTTGCCACGTACGCTTTTCTGAAGCCAGGTTCTACTTTGTTCAAGTATTTAACAGCTTCTTTGACCCCAGTAACTTGGATAGTCAAATCGGTTGCCATGGCTATTTTCTGCTTTCGTTGATGACCTTAATGACTGTTGTCAAATCGTTAACATCAAACTCTACTTCAGGTGGCCAGTACCCTGTCGCCGCAAGCAGTTGTGCTAAAGCGAATCGGTAGGTACTGGCAAGGTAGGGCGGTCAGGTTCACTACTGACTACTTCGAGCACCACCAGCTTCTTGATGAAGTCATCTAGAACCACCGGCACGACAACGCCGTGTTGTTGGCATGCCTGGTGGGCTAGATACGCCAGGTCTTCAATACCAATGCCGTTAGACATGTCTGAAGCCTTACGCTTGAATTTGCGTTCCCACGAAACAATGGTGAAAAGGTTGGTGCTTACTTCTACAGGGCCTTCGCCCTGATCGACTCTAAGTGTTAGTTGCATGTCGGGCCGTTTCTGTTTGTGTGGTTATTAGGCAACAACGGTGGTGAGAACGCCACCCTTAAAAGTGATACTGATGGTGCTAAGTTCGCCCATGGTTGCGTCGATCACTGGTAATTCTTCAAGATACGCCCCTACCAATTCAAAGCGGGGTTCTGTGGGGCTGGCCGTGGTCAAGCCTGCAACAGTGTTTGAAACTTTCACTGTGGTGGTCGTGCCCACAAGGCTGGCAAGCGTTGCGTAAGTTTCGCTGGCCGCATAGGACATGTATAACTCCATGCTGATTTCCTGATCAAAAAGCCCAGCCACGTACACCCTTGAAGTAGAACCAAACGCCGTTGATTCCAACGCCGAAGCACGGTTGGTGACGGTGCAGCTGGTGCACTGATCAGTCAACGAAATTGAGTTGACCATTACGCCTGGGTTTGAAAGGTATGTCGAAGTTGCCATGAGTTAA